CCAAATCAAGGAGGCCAATATGGCTGACATCGATCTGGAAGCGGTCAAGGCCGAAGCTGCCCGCACCGCTGCCAAAGACACCGCCGAGATGTACCGTCTCGCCGGCAAGCATCAGAAGCGCGAACTCGCCGACAAGGCTGTCGCGGAAGGCCGCTCGCTGGCCGAGTTCCGTGGCATGCTCCTGGACGCGATCGGCGACAAGCCGCTCGACTCGCAGGAAGTTGGCCTGACTAGCAAAGAGGTGCGCCATTTCTCGCTGATGAATGCGATCCGCGCGATGGCAAACCCGACCGACCGTCGGGCGCAGGACGAAGCGCGTTTCGAGTTCGAGGCGTCTGCTGCGGCGCAGCGTGTGCTCGGCCTTGAGGCTCGCGGCCTGATGATCCCTGCGGACATCCTTCGCAACTGGGGCAAGCGTGACATCAACACCACGGATGACTCGGGCCTCATCGCTCAGGACTTCCGTGGCGGCGATTTCATCGACGTTCTGCGGAATGCGTCGTCGGTGATGCAGGCTGGTGCGACCATGCTGACGGGCCTTAAGGGCAACGTCGCAATCCCGAAGAAGACGGCGGCCTCGACGGCTGGCTGGATTTCGACGGAAGGCGGCGCTTCGTCTGAGTCGGAGCCGACCTTCGGGCAGGTCACGATGACGCCGAAGACCCTCGGCGCGTTCACTGACATCACCCGTCTGATGATGATGCAGTCCTCGCCCGACATCGAGGCTCTGATCCGCAATGATCTGAGCACCGGCATTGCGCTGGCGATCGACGATGGTGCGCTGGAAGGTTCTGGTTCTTCGGGTCAGCCGACGGGCATCAAGAACACCTCTGGCGTAAACAAGCCGTCCTCGTTTGCGGCTGCTGTTCCGACCTTCGCCGAGGTCGTTGCTCTCGAGACCGCTGTCGCCGAGGACAACGCTCTGCTCGGCAACCTCGCCTACATTCTTCCGGCGTCCATGTACGGCGCTCTGAAGACTGCGGTGAAGGTCGCCTCGCAGGCGCAGTTCATCGTCGAACCGGGCGGAACGATCAACGGGTATCGCTCGATCGTGTCGAACCAGGTCACCTCTGGCGACCTCTACTTCGGCAACTTCAGCGACCTGCTCATCGGCATGTACGGCGGCCTGGACATCACCGTCGACCCGTACACCTCGTCGAACACGGGCACCGTTCGCATCGTCGCGCTTCAGACGGTCGATGTGGCTGTTCGCCATGCTGTCAGCTTCGCCTACAACAACGACGGCGTCTGATGGTACTGAAATGGAATGGGGGCGGCTTAGACCGCCCCCAATCTTACCCGGAGGGGAAGATGCCCTACTTGGTGATGAAGTCCTGCGTGTTCTCTGGCGGCACTCTGAGCGCCGGCGACATCGTGGAAATCGATAACAAAGAGGCGGCGGGCCTGATCGCAATGGGCCGCATCCAGAAGCACGACGGTCCTGTCGAGCAGCCCGTCGAGACGAACCGCATGGCCGCCCCCAAGGCCAAACGGTCGAAGTAGGTTCAGATGCCGCTGCCGCTGCTCACCGATCTCGTCTACATCTTCAACGCGGATGAGTTCGGCGTCACTGTCACGCGCATTAGAGCGAACTTCACGTCACAGACGACCTTCATCGGTATCTTCGACAACGAGACGGTGCCGGTGGAAACTGGCGGCTTTGTGCCTGTGCATCAGGAGCAGCCTCGGGTGAGTTGTCGCACGTCTGATCTAACTGATCTGGCCGAGGGCGACATTTTCAAGATTGCTGGCATCGAGTACGTTGTGAAGAGTTGGGTGCATGATGGCACTGGCGTCACCGACGTAAACCTGGAGAAGGTCTGATGTCGCATGTCCGTCGCCAGATCAGGGACAAAGTCACCGACATCCTGAAAACCGGCGTTTCGCTCGTCCGCAGGCGCGTTCTTGCGTCGCGGGTCTATCCGCTCACGGCGGCAAACATCCCGGCGGTTCTGGTGTACACTCGATCGGAGGGGTCAGGGCTTCTGTCGTTCGGGCCGGCCAAGTCGCTTGATCGGCGCCTGTCTCTCTCGATAGATGTGTATGTGAGAGCGACGGAAACATTCGACGATGATCTTGATGCGATCTGCGTGCAAGTGGAAGAGACGATTGCCGCGAACTTTACGCTGGATGGTCTGGCGAAAGAGGCCGTCCTGACGGGAACCGAGATCGACTACAGTGGCGAGGCAGAGCAGCCTGTGGCTGTCGCCCGCTTAACTTACGCTATCCGATATGTTACCACTATCGGAGACGTGGAAACGGCCACATAGGAGGCATTCGCTATGGCTACTCACGCAGGAAGCGAGGGAACCGTTCGGGTCGGCGCGAACGCCGTTGCCGAGATCCGTTCCTACTCGATCGAAGAAACGGCTGACACCCTCGAGGACACCTCGATGGGCGATGCTGCCCGCACCTACCTTCCGTCTCTGACGACCTTCACCGGCTCGCTTGACGTGCTTTGGGATGAGACCAACACGACTGGACAGGGTGCTCTTACTATCGGGGCGACCGTCACCCTGAACCTTTATCCAGAGGGCAACACGTCTGGAGACACCTACTACACGGGCAGTGCCATCGTCACCGGCAGAACGATCTCGGCGTCTTATGACGGCCTGGTCGAGATGTCGATCAGCGTGCAAGGCACTGGCGCTCTGACGCAGACGACGGTGTCTTAATGTCGTTGCTGGCAAAGCAGATCGCCGCGAAGCTAGCCGAGCGTGAGAAGCTGCATGTTGACGTTCCAGAGTGGGGCGAGCCGGATAAGCCGGTTCGCCTCTACTTCGACAAGTTCAACATCAGGGACATGTCGAAGCTGCAACGGAAGTACAAGGATTTCGCCACCAATCCGACCCTAGACGCGATGGTCGACGCGATCATCGCCAAGGTGGAAGACGAGCATGGCGAGAAGGTCTTCACGATCGAAGACAGGCCGACGCTGATGGGCGCAGAGGTCGGCACCATTGCCATGATCTTCGGCGCTGTCTTCAACGGCCCGACTTTCGAGGAACACGAAAAAAACTGAGAAGCGACCCATTCCGGCTCAATCTCGTTGCGTTGGCTGACAGGCTTGGCAAGACCATCGCGGAGATTGAGGAAATCTCGATGGACGAGTACAATGAGTGGGTCGCATACTTCAGCGTGATCGCGGAGCGTCAGAAAAATGGCAAATGACATCAACATCTCGGTTGGAGTGTTTGCCGGCGACGCGCTTCGCGATCTCGCTCGGGTGCAGAACCAAGTTCAAAGCGTCGGGAACAAGATCAACAGCACGACGCGCGTTCTGAACCAGCATGCTACTGCCTACAACCGCACTGCGGTCTCCACGAACAAGTGGGCAAAGGGCGCACTACAGCAGACCGGCTATCAGCTTGGCGACTTCTTCGTCCAGGTGACGAACGGCACCAGCGCGATGCAAGCGTTCGGTCAACAGGGTTCGCAGATCCTCGGGGTGTTCGGTCCAGTCGGAGCGATCTTGGGCGCCGCTGTCGCGATTTTCGCCGCTCTCGGAGTTGCTGCTGAGAGATCTGGGCAGGAGATGTCGCAGTTCGCGGTTCTGTTGGGTTCTCTGCAAGCGCCTGCGGAAGCGGTTGTTTCTGCATTCAGAGAGATAGGCATCTCATTCGGGAATGTCTCCAAGTTTCTAATCAGCAACATCGACACGATGATCATCGCGGCGGGGCTTTTCGCCGGGAAGTTCCTCATCGTGAAGGCGGCTGTAGCCGCTTACGCAGCGATCACGGGGATGGCTACAACTGCGACTATCGGTCTTGGTGTCGCGGTGAAGGCCGTCGGAGCGGCGCTCATGCGCTTTCTTCCGATCGCGATCATCTTAACCTTGGCGAAGGTGATCGAGATGTTCCTGCGCCTGAAGGATGGCGTCGGCGGCTTCGGCAACGCCTTCAGACTTCTTGGCGACATGATGCGCGAAGTCATGCTCAGGATGGTGATCGGCTTCGAGGGTCTGCATTGGTCATGGATCTCCATGACCACTGGCTTTGCGATCGCATGGAAAAAGATGTTGATCGAAATCCAAGCAGGTTTCGCTGATTTCCTGCACAAGACCGCTCGGGTCATCGATCAGATCCCAGGCATGGATGAACTGTACTTCAAGATCGGAAACGCTGCGATCATGGCTGGCGCGAACGTCTATGAGACCAAGTCTCAGATTGACGGTCTGCGATCAGCTATGGAATTCGCGGGCGAGACAGCTTCTGGCGCATTTAAGGACATGGGCGCGCCTCTCGAGACCATGAAACCTCTTATGGACGGCATTGCCGCTGGGACGAAAGAGATTGGCAATCTGAACTTCGGCAAAGCGGTCGAGCAGACCGGCACGCTGGCGCGGGCATTAGAGCCGATCAAGAACAAGTTCGACGATCTGAAGTCCTCGATCGAGTCCAGCATGGAGAATGCGTTCATCTCGATGGTCGACGGGACCAAAAGCGTGAAGGATGCTTTCCGCGACATGGCTCGCATGATCATCATCGAACTCTATCGCGTGCTCGTCGTACAGCAGATGGTGGCGGCTATATCCAGCGCGTTCAAACTCGCAACTTTCGGCATGGGTGGCTTCCGCGCCAACGGCGGCCCCGTAAATGCCGGGACGCCGTACATCGTCGGTGAGAAGGGGCCAGAGATTGTCGTTCCTGGGCGCAGCGGTGTGGTCGTGCCTAACGACAAGATCGGCATGGGCGGCGGCGAGACCATCGTCATCAACCAGACGATCAACGTGAGCACAGGGGTGCAACAGACTGTGCGGAGCGAGATCAAGCAGATGATGCCGATGATCGCCGACAACGCGAAAGCAGCGGTCCTTGATGCCAAGCGGCGCGGCGGCAACTATGGGAGAGCATTCGCATGAGCATCTCTTACCCGCGCTCTCTCCCGACGCACACTGGCATCCGAC